CTAATCCTGGCCATCTCGGAGCTTGTGGTCGAGAGGACGAAGAAAACCCTGTTACAGAAACATTACAAGTGATATCTTTATAGTGGTATAGAGCTTGCTACTTATTGGAGGTTTTTGAAATGGATCGAAACGGTGGAAAGATGGGTCTGCCCAGCACGCCCAAGAATGTTCTGAAGTCGAGCCATGGGACGGAAGATACGCCCAAGGCGCCGGGTCAGAAGAACGTGGTTAATCTGGGAAGTCAGAAGAATGTTCTCAGAGGGGATCTGAAGAGGGATCAGTAATGAAGAAGAGAAAGCCGAAGGGTTCTAAGGGAGGGTATTGAAATGCCTAAGGAAATTCCGGATTCGCTTCCGATTGATCATGAGACCAGGAATGTTGTTGCTCCAAGACGGGATAATATTCCCGGACTTGATATCGCGAAGCATCCATTCTCGGAGCCACAGGATCAGAAGATTCCGAATTTGAATAAGAGACCGAAGTAGGGGTGATTCGAATGGCGCAGGATGAGAAGAAAGAGAGGGATGGTGGAGGGGGCGCTGGGGAATTACTGAAGATCTATGGGGTTGGTGCGGGGGTCGCGAAACTTGCCGAGGTTCTTGCGAAGCAATATCAGAAGTCGAAGAGGCCGCCACAGTTTGAATATCCGAAGTCTGGGGAGCCGAGGATGCATACCCAGGATGAAGCAGATCGGTTGATGAGAAGAAGGGTTGTTTCGAAAGAAGCGAAGAAGGTTGCTAGACAACGGGCGAAGAAGGGTCTTTCAGAGCAGGCAGCAAGAGAGTTGTTGGATGACAAATTGGCCCTGAAGTTTGAAAAGCTTCTTGGCAAGCAGGCGACCAGGGGAATGACAAGACCGCTGAATAACACGATTATTAAGAAAATTGCGGGTGGGGCTTTGGGGAATGCAGGGGTTCTTGCTCTATTGGGATATGAATCTTTGCGGACTGGAAAGGATGTCGCCGGATATCTCCAGGGGGAAATGAATAAGAAGAAGATGGATGAAGAGGCTAAGCAAAGGGCCTTGTTTGATCTAGCGAGTCGGAGAGATATCGCGGATCCGCTTGGGACATTGCAACGGCAAGAAGCCTACTTCGCTGGAAGAAAATAATGACCAAGAACTTGACGAAGAAATTAATTGGGGAAGCAATGAGACAGGACTTCTGGCTCTTTCTCAATTATGGCTTCGGGGCCAAGTTCTATTGTGAGACGAAGAGGGATGAAGATTGGCTGGATTCGACGGTTCATGAGAATTTGGCCAATTGGTTTCAGAAGCATGTGGAGGAGTGGGAATCTTGGAGAAGAGCGGGGATCAGGAAGACGAAGAAACTTCTGGTCTGTATTCCAAGAGGGTTTGGGAAATCCACGGCGATTACAGCGGCGGGCAGTTGCTGGCTTCATTTGAGGAATCCGGAATTGGTGACGTTAATCTCGTCGTATGGGGAGGAACGATCCGCCGCGTTCCTTGGGGTTATCAAGTCAGTGTTTGAAGGGAAATCTAGCTTTGGGTGGTGGAATGACGTTTATGGGTCCTGGGAGCCTACGGATGGGAGAGAGTGGAAGGTAACTTCGATCGTTCATGCCATGAGGAAGCATACGGAGACAAGAGATCCGTCGTTTGAAATTACGTCCATTAATAAAGGGGCGACTGGGGGACGGCCGGATGTATTTATCCTGGACGACCCGATTTCGGAGGATAAGATCGGTGAGGATCCGAATCATGTGGATAAGGCTGTGCGACACTTTAGGTCGATGGAATTTGCGGTTAAGACAAATGGGCTTTGGATTGTGGCTTTAACGAGAAAGACGGACGCGGATGTTGCATCGGCCATTATGTCTGCGGATGGGGTGAAGTCATTCGCAGAGACCGGGATGCGGCCGAAGGATGTACAGGAAGTAGAGACTGGGGTGTGGGATGTGTTTTTTATGTCAGCGCGGGATCCCCTTGGGAAACCGACGTTGCCCCGTGTGTGGACGGACGACAAACTGAATGAAGTTGAAAGGGTCAATCCGCTACGGTTCGCAGCGGAGTTGATGAATGAGCCTGCGGAAGGGCGGCATGCTCCTTTGAAGAAGGAGTTTGTTGATAAGCTCTATATCAACTATGACCAGATTCCTCCGGATCTAAGATATTCAGTTCATATTGATACTGCGTTCAAGGAGAGGGAGAAGGTTGCCAGAGGGGATGATAACGTCATTGCCCTCGTGGGACATTCGACCGATGGGTCTGGGATTGTCTATTTCCTCGATGCTCTGGTTTCGAATAGATGGAACTCGGAGCAATTTCTTGAACAACTTGTCGGTCTTTATCAGAGACTTAAAATGCAGGGAAAGAGACCGTTTGCCATGACGGATGAGAATGTGGGCGGCGGGAAGCAGGGGTTGTTCGAGCAAGCGGTTCAATCACATTTCCATGCGGTTGGGATGAGTGCGCCACAGATTACCTTTGTGACTAGAACAAAGGCATCAAAGGAATCACGGATTCGGATCTCGATGGACTATTGGCTTATGGGGAAGGTTCGGCTAGTGAGAGGGCATTTGGGGATTGATAAATTGGCCCATCAGATGATTCGGTATGGGATTGTTCCTTTTGATGATGTTGCCGAAGCGTTCTCGGATTGTTTTATGCCGGGAGTTTATGTTCCAGAAAAGAGAATGAAGGGGCAGGTAGATAATACAGTGGCTATGAAACGGCCATTGGATGATTACATCTACCCGAGAAGAGAGAAGAAGAAAGATGATGAACTATCAATCATGTCTCCATGGTGGAACTGAGAAGGGATTTTACCAGTGTTTGTATGGGATGTTGAGTCGAGATTACCCAAGGTGGATCAAGATGATTCGAACGAAGCTTGGGAACAGTATAAGGCGATTTGTGGGATCTCTTGCGCGGTAACTGTCCCGTTGCAAGATGAAGGGATGCGGGTTTATACCGATCAGGATGAGATCCCGAATGATATTGAATCGCTTCGGAAAGATCTGATCGATGCGAAGTTCACGGTTTCTTATAACGGGATTAAGTGGGACCGGGTTGTTGTTGCGAATACTACTGGGCGGCCGTGTCCGGCATCGAATGAGATTGATCTTTATCGGATTATCCGATTGGCTCTAGGGGAGACGAAGTGGGAAAAGGGGACTTGGAAATTAGGAACGGTCTGCGAGAGAACGTTCGGACAGGGGAAGATCAGAAGCGGAGCAAGTGCCCCCACGCTGGTAGCGCAGGGCCAATGGGGGACTTTGATCGAGTATTGCTATTTGGACTGCCTTCTAACGAAGAGGCTGTTCTTTCATATTTTGAAACTCGGCTATGTGGTAGCTCCGTATAATAGGATTATTAAAGTAGGGGGGGTGCTTAGAAGTGAGCTTGAACGAGTTGGAGCTTCAAAAACTCTATCCTACTGAAAGGCGGGATAAATACAGAGCAATTGCTTTGGATGTTATTGATAATGGAAGAAGGACATATTCGAAGTGGTATGGTTCGTTGCAGGGCTGGTATGAGATTTATCGAGGGTATTGGCGAGGGACCGGGGATGCGAACTATAACAACATCCATATTCCGGCCCTCTTTTCCCTTATTCAGACCTTTGTGGCAAGGATTCACGCGGTTCTTTTTGGAGAAGCGCCCTATGTGAGCTTTATTCCAACCGGGCCGGAGGATCAGAAGAAGGCTAGGAAGAATGAAAGATTGGTCACGGAGGAATTTGAGCTAGCAAAATTGAGGGTTAAGGGTCTGAGGTTCCTTCTTAATAGTGCGATGTATGGGGTAGGGATTGCCCAGGTAGGTTGGAGAAAGCAGTATGGGCCGATTTGGAGAAGAGATGGGGCGGTGAATGGGAGAGCGTTAAGGATTAGAGGGAAGAAGGCGAATTCGTCCATCTTGAAGGCAGATTGGCCGGATGTAGAGGTTGTGGATCCAGCGGATTTCACCCCATCGGTCGGGTATGTAGATGTTGAAGACATGCCTGGGGCAGCGAGAAGATATTATCAGTCATTTGATGCGATTGTAGCCGGGGCGCATGAGGGGCCGGGTGGAGAAAAGCCGATCTACGATGCGGAAGAAGTTGAAAGGATGGGGGGGAGTAGGCCAGGAAGGGCGTTGGATACGGAGACTGCGAATAGACGATCGATGGCGGCCGGGATTGATGAGAAAACCTGGGCTCAATTGTCGTCTTATGAAAAGATGGTCGAATGTCAGGACGTTTATATTTCGGTCGGGCCGGAACTTGGGCTCTGGTGGGACCCGGAGACGGGGCAGTGGGATACCGAGGAGTTTCCTGGGGCGGAGTTTACCATGGAAATCCTGGTTACTCTTGCGGATCGGAATTTTGTCCTTCGAGCGATTCCAAATCAGTTCTGGATTCAGGAGAAACCGTTCCTGGTCCATAGACCGTTGGAGGATTCACACTATTTCCACGCGCCGGGCTTTATTGAGATTGGTTTAAAGCCACAGGTCGCGACGAATAGGCTCGTGAATACCCAGTTGGATGCATACGACATGTTCGCGAATCCGCCCTGGCTCGCGGATTTGACCAGAGTCGATCCTAGGATGATCAAATCTGGGGCCGGGAAGGTTATTGGTGTTGAGGGTCCTGTATCGGATGATGTGATTCAACAGTTGCAGCCGAACTTGCAGGGGATCCGGGACATCTTCCCACAGACATCTTATCTCTGGGGGATCTTGCAGCAGGCGGTTGGAATTGGGGAGGACGTTGGGCTTGGTACTCCGATTTCGAAGCGGCAGACAAGGGCGGAGTTTCTGGGAAGAGAAGGCGCGATGGGGGTTCGTATTGGGCTTTCCGCTGCTCTTGCGGAGGCACAGTTTACCGAGCCTCTTGCCCGATGGTTCTTTGAGCTAAATCGGCAGTTCCTTGATTTCTCTGTTGCGGTTGATTTGATTGGTGCCGGGGTTGTCATGGATCCGGTAACAGGTCAGCCGATTCCACAGGAGCCGATTGGGATTACGGACCAGGATCTAATGGCGGATTTCGATCTCCGCGCAATGGGAGCAACGAGGGTTCTTGGGAAAGCGGCAAGACAGCAGAATATGCTGGGACTCTTGCAGGCTCTTCCTGCTATTCTCCCATGGATTCCAACCTTCAATGGTTGGGCATTTGGTAGAGAACTCTTCATGACGTTCGATAGTCAGAATGTAGATGAGATCATGGGAACAGCGGAAGTCGCTGAACAATATGCACTTATGGCTGAAATGAAAGCGAGAGGAGAGCAAGGTGGAGAAAACACGGGAACGCCTGGAGAAGGCCCAACGGCTGGCGGCCCTCCAGAATCACCCATCATGGGCGCTCTTGGACCAGGAATTGGGCCAGATACAGTCCCAAGCTTTGGATAACATTGTCCGAGGGATTCCGACAAGAGGAGAGAATGGGGAGATTAGGTTCCAATCTTTGACTTATGAAGGGATGCAGTATGTGAGGGGAGTTATCAATGGTCTTGAGCAAGCTAGACACTTGCCAGAAAACCAGTTGAAGATTTACAATAACCTATTGGCGGCTGTTGAAGCCCCAGAGAAACCAGTGGACAGGGACGTAGAAGCGTCACCGATTCCTGGGAAGGATGATGAAGATGAGTAACGACGGACAACCCGGCGTGAATCCGGAAGCCAGTAACGGAGCCCAAGAGGCTGACGAAGGACACCTGGAGGGTGGACAACCCACTCCGAAGACGTACTTTGTAGCTGGTCGAGAAAGATCCGTGGAAGAAGTTCTCCAGGGATATGAAGAGAGTTCGCAGGAGGCCCTACGATGGAAGGCTATTGCGGAGGAGAGAGATAGGCGGGAAAGTCCCGTTCCTATTCGATCCGAACCAAGTCTCCCAGGATGGGCGCCGAAATTGGTCGAAGCAGGGGCTCCAGAGCCAGTTGTTCGAGAAATGGTCAACTGGTTTGAAGAGCAGAAGAGCCAGGCGGCGGAACTTGCAGCCGCAGCAAAGGTCCAGGAATTGGTAGAGGGACTCGCGTCTATCTCTACTACGGAAGGAAAGGCCGATGCGGCTCTTGCATCTGAATTCGACGGTTACTCGAAAGCGAAGCTCGATGAATATCTCTACACGAACCCACGGGAGAAAGAGAGATATGAAAGGGTCTTTAGAGCGGATCCAGAATCCGCAAAGAGACTGGCTTGGCTGAGTTATTCAGGTGGTGCAGAAGTGAAGGGACAACCACGGGCAACGACCCCTCCGAGTTCCAAGCGGGTAAATCCGGGCGGACAGGAGCCAAAGATCGATCTTCAGAAGATCAAGGAATCTGCGGCTAGAGGGGAGGACTGGGGTAAGATCCAACTGATGAAGCATCTGTTGAAGGGCCAGAGCTAGTTTCGGGGTTTTAGGTAGAAAATGGCTACTGGTTTGCCGGTAATCTCGGGCGCGGGCGCACAAACGCTTGGTTCTCCCGATGGTACCAGAATTTGGAGAGAGGAAGTCTATGAGGGTCTGACGGATATCAGTCCATCCGATTCTGCTACGATTAATCTTCTCGCGACAGAAGACGTTGACGACGTTGTGTTCAGATGGCCTTTGAAGCGGCTCAATCCACTTCCGACTGGTAATCCTGGTTATCCGGAAGGGGTCGAGTTTTCGGCGCTTACGGCTACTTGGCAAAAGCGTCCAATGCTCACGAACAATGCAGAGAAGTTCGTCAAGGCGGTTAACGTCTCGGACGACTCGCGCAAGGTTCAGATGTTCGGGGACAATGATGAGTTCTATCTGAAGTCGGCGGAAGCGGTCGAGGAAATGCGTAGAGAGATGGAGCAGCGCATTTTGGACGACACCTTCGCTGTAGTTGCAAATACGAACTTCATCGGTGATGCCACTACGACGACTATTCTCATGAAGCCGTTGATGCAGTTGATCTTTCAAGCGAGAGATTACCTGGTCAGCCCTACTGCTCCTGCACAGGGCGATTCGGTTAATGCGTTCAGATCGTCTGATATGGCAAGGGTAGATAGACCAGCCGGTACTCTGACGACGGAATCTGCCGTTCTCGATACTGGTGGCACCTATCCTCTCTGGGCACAGACGAAGTGGACCGAGACGATGTGCACCAAACTCCAGGAGTTGATGAGAGGTAATAAGGACCGTGGCGGGGTAAATATCGACACGATTCTTGCGCCTCCGGCGAACTGGGGTCAGACGGGTGCGTTCGGGACGGGACCAGGTACGGGGACCGGCTATGGGGATTTGAACGTGAATATCGATGCATCTCTGAGAAAGATCATCAGATCGGTTCACTTCTTCAAGTCGAACTTCGGAATGGTTCAGGTTCTGGAAGCGAGATTCCTCGATCAGGCTAAGAATACGGGTGCGGTAACTACGATGGTTGCCGGTGCGACGCCGAGAGGCGCGACTCGGAATTGCGGTCTTATCTGGGGATTTGAAAGAAAGTTCGTTCAGACGTGCTGGTTCCAGAGACCGGAGATCAAGAAGATGGGTATCACGGGTCTTAATGAAAAGGCCATTGTGAATGCTCAGATGGGTCTTCGTTTGCTGCATCCGCACGCTGCGGGCGTAATCATCGGCGTGAATAACGTCTAATGCAGGTGGGGGGAGTAGGGCTTCAATCCTGCTCTCCCCAACTTCTACTGGAGGAAAGGAGATGGCGAAAAAGTTTCTGAAGACCTGCGTTATGGCGTTTCCGAGTCATTCGGATACTTATGAAGCTGGGGACTGGGCACCATATACGAACTTGTATACCGCGTTTAATGCGGGGCAGAATTATCAGGTCTATCAAGATGCGTTGACGAGAAGAGGGTATACGCCGGGGAAGATTTGTACGATCACGAATGGTACGGATACCGTTAACTGTGTTGGCCACGGGTTTAGTGATGGCGATGCGGTTTCGTATTATTCGGGAAATGCGGGCGCGGATCCGGGGAATATTACTAGAGCCACGAGATATTATGTCAGAGATGCCGCGGCTGATACGTTCAAGTTGTCGCTAACTGTTGGTGGCGGCGTACATAATATTTCATCCGATGGGACTGCACCAATCTGCTTTGCTAAGGGCGGGTTGCTCGGGACTACGGCCTGGGTTGCGGGATCGGGGACGATCTATCCTACGCTCCATATCTTTGGTGAAGCGGTTCTTGATCTCTATTCCCTGTTCGATCTGGCCCTAGTCGGCCATGCACCACATAAGAATATTTTTAAGGAAATCAAGAGACGTAGTAGACGGCCGAAAGGGACCAAGGTCGGGCTCTATTTCTTCCAGTTGGAAACTTATGGCCAGGGTGGGAATCAGAACACCTGGTTCAATCAGTTTGATGGGACCCTACAGGCGGTTGCAGTTAATGGTTCAGGCGTGCCTGCGGGTCCGCCTGGCGGGTGGCCAGCAGCTTGTACTGGAGTAGATGCATTTCAGACGAATGGCTCGGGCACCTATTCGGTAACGTGCAAGGGAAGAGATTCGGCATCTGGGGCATCGTGCACCCATGTTTGGATGGTTGATCTTGCTCCATCGAATGATATTAATACCTGGATCACGTTGATGAGAACGCAGTTGGCGCTGAGATATGATTCTGGTGATTTGGATTATGTCGTGGTTGATAACTGTGTTCCGACCAGATCACAGGGGACGGCGACGAACTATTCTGCTGGTAACGATGCTGGGTATTATGCAGGACAGATTCGGATTATGAATGATCTTCAGAATCAGGTTGCCCAGCCGTTGGGGATTAAGGTTGGTGGGAATGGAACTGGGTGGGATCGGATCTTCGGCGGCTCGGCGTGGCAGACAGAGGCTTCGAATCCATTTAGATATGACGAGTTCTTCTTCCAGACTTCATTCTCTGCAATGCTAACGAATCTTATGAAGCAGAAGGAAGGGCCGTATCAGTGGACTTCGTTCGTTGGGCACGGTAGGAACACGGGAAATGCTACGACCTACAATGCAGGGACGAGGAATACGTCTGATCGATGGTTCCATAATAACGCGGCAGATCAGCAAGGGTTTGACCGGGGGCCGAATGTGATTGCCGGGACGGATTCGGGAAACTGGCCAAGATTGGCACAGTTCATTACGCAGAATGGGCTTTGGGAGAATACGTATATTGTCGCGGCCAGAACGGGAACTGTCTTTCACATTGCACATGATGCAGAATTCGGTCCAGTGGACTAAGGGGGAATTTAAATGGCATGGAAATCGGTAAGAGGCCAAGATCTATGGAAGCATGATGGGACCACAGCGATTACTGGCCTCTCGTCAGGGGTAAGGCAGTATCAGCCTGGTGCTGGTGGAGCGAATGGGACCATCGTGAACGGATCTGCATCGTCTCAATGGATGGAGATCGATACGCAGGGTGCGGATATTTTGTATATCCAGTATGAAGGAAGGGTTCTTGATCGAGGGGATATTACGGCAGTTGTTCCGACGACTATGGCAATTGCTGCACTCGGTGTTCCACACTTGACTGATGAATCATTTGCTCCACAACCGACAATCTTAGCTCCAAACTTGATGACAACTGCGGCGGGTGGGCTTAATCAGGTCCAGCGCGGGACCCAATTATGGTACATTTGCCCAGATTTTGCATCGCCCGTCCAACCTTGTACCCTCGATCTTACTCAGATGAATGCTGGACTGTTGTTCGCAGATACGATTACAAACAACTCTCGGCCGTCATGGAGAATGAGACTTGGAGAGAGAGGCGAAGGTGTTGCACTTCCAACACAGGGGGCAACACATCCACTATATGTACAAGGTATTTCAAAGGTCTGGGTCGCGTTTGAACAGGACTCGACGATTACCGGAACCCCTTCGACACTTCGATTGAGGTGCGCGATTTTCCCAGTTCTGGTTTATTTGAATATTCAGCAAGGAAGATACTAATGGACTTGACGCAGGAATATTTTAGGTCCAAAAGACACCATTTGAAGAAGCAGGGGTTGGAACATATTATCGATGATCCAATTAGGGGACTCGATGGGGTTTCGAAAGCAATCTTGCAGATGCAGGAGATTTCGCCAAGAATCCAGCAGTTCTTCAAAGGGATGTTGAAGTGGAATAAAATGGGCGTTGCAGATCAGCAGACCTTCGATGAGATCTCGGATAATTTTCCAACGGTCGAGTGGGAGAAGGTCGCAACGGTTCCAGTAGAGATTCATGCAATTCTAATGAAAGTAGCTCCAGAGATTCTGGATGACCCAACGGGGAAGGCACTGGAGAAGTGGCTGAAGACAGATGCGGGCAGGCCGTATGCGACTCCTCCAGATGCACGACGGAGGCATAGACGTGTCAGTATTCGTGGTGGCCTCGTCAGCGATTCAGGCAGCCCCATCTCTTCTGGAAATGGGGAGACAGGTCGCTAGGATCGTCGGCGGGCAGGAAGATCCGGAAGAAGTTGGGGCATATGATGCTATCCGGAATATTCTGAGAAGACTGAATGGGGACTTCTGGGATTATCTCCAGGTTCGGGGGGATGATATTTCCATCTTCGATCATCGGACAAAGGTGATTGGGGATGAAGGATATCAGGGGCAATATACCTTGCCGACCCCGTTTAGGGATTTGATTTCGGCTCGATTGAAGTCGAGTGCGACGGAGCAGGGCGGGGCTCCGTTGGAGATGATCCATCGTGGGGAGCATGACCAGAAGACGACCAATAATACTGGAATGGGGACAAGGTTCGTCTGCTTCTTCCCTCTAGGATTGAGCCAGAAGATGGAATTATTGGACTGGCCGGAATCGGATGCGTTTCTGGAAATTCGCTATTGGAGGCCAATTCAGATTCCGTCATCTTTGGAAGAAGGGATTGATGTCCCTGGTGGGGGACCATTGGAAGAGGCAGTTATCTTGCTCGCGAAGGCCCTTGTCGCAGTTGATAGAGGGGATTTGAGAAAGGCAAGAGCGGTTCGGGAGGAAGGGGAGAGGGTTCTCGGGAAGGCCAGGATGGTCGATCGGGTCTCGTATTTGGAGAATAGGGTCTGGGAACCGGAGTGGGTTTGGAGGAAGCATCAGGAACGGCCGAAACGGGATTACCCCTGGGGGGTTGAATAATGGCAATTTTCTATGAAGGGTATAGATATGATCTAACTTCCCTAGGACCGTTCTCGGGAGCAGATACCAGATTGGTTCCTAAGGCTGGGACGCTTTCACTAAGGCGCAAAGGGGCGAGGATTTCGTCTAATGGCTCTGGTGGGCCGGGCTCGGTTCTCTTCGGAATCTCTGATCCAGGAACAATTGTCCCTGGGGACACGGTTTCGGTAAATGGCTCTGGTGCGACGGGAACGGTTGAAGCTGCATTCTATACGTCAAGCACGATTCAGGTGAACTGGTCTGGGGGGACGAGTTGGAATATTGGGGATAGACTGATTGTCTCAAACGTAGTTCCTAATGGTTACTCCGATCCATATCTTCTTTCCTCTCTTGGAAGCACGATCGCATTCGGCGGATCGAATGGCCTGGCCTCCTTCTATTCCCACATGTCGGAGCTAGATTTCATCCGGACCGTTGGGTCTGCGGTTGATATCTTGCCGGATCAGGCAGGGTTGGGACCGAAACATTCCTACTCCCCACTTGATTCTGGAATGATCGCAGATGGGTCTACGAATGATGCTGCGGCGATTCAGAATAGGATTACCTATCTCGCTACGAAGGGCAGAGGGGTTATTGACCTTCCTCCTGGGGACATTTTCCTAAGCTCTGGTCTTGTGGTTTCTGCCTTCACCGGGGGCTTGGTATTCCAGGGTCAGGGAAGAGGAGTTACGAGGATCTACTCGACTTCTCATGCATTTATCATGTTTGCCCTTGCTGCATCTACGGATGTTGTTTTCAAGGACCTGACTTTTATCAGAACTGCCGCTGCGGCGAATCAGCCAGTTGTCTCGATCGCGAACTCCTGTACGAGGGTCAGATTTAATCGGGTTCATTTTTCTTCCTGCGGGATTGCGGTACAGGATCAGGGAACGGATACGGTTTACGATGACGTTTTCTGCGACGGAAATTCTTGGGGCAAGGGGATCTATCTTCTCGGAGCAGTTAGGCCGAAGGTTAAGAACCTTGTTTCACGAATCTCGACTTCCCTCGCAGCAGCGGATGGCTTCATTGACATCGATGGGGCCATCTCACCACATTTTGAGGACATTGATATCAAGCCGTCTGCTCCTCTAACCCATACTGGAATCGCGGTAAGAATTAGAAATGCTGCAACTTCTGATGTGATTATCTCGAACTCGGCCTTATCGGGAGGGGATAATCCGGGGAATGAAAGAGCGGCGATTCGGATTGAAGACGGGAAATCGGTCACGATCCTTGGGACTACATTAGAAGATTCTCTAAGTGGTATTCAGATTGCTGGCGGGACAGGAAATATTGGAAGCGTCCTTGCATCTGCGTGTACTGTTGTCGGGACATCAGAGCACGGGATTGCTGTAACTGCAAACTATGGTACGTTGCAGATTGCAGATCATAAATCGTCCAATATTGGAGAGAAGAGTCCGAATACTTATGACCATCTTTTCTTAGATCCAAATCTTGGAACCTTCGCGACGAAGGTAAATGGAATCATTTACGGAAACTTCATCCGAGGGGCCGGGCCAAGTGCGAGATATGTTTGTAATGCTGGTCAGTTTGCACAGCCGCCAGATATTACTGGGGTCTATGGGGATCCATCCGCTTTGGGAACTGCGGTCTTTTTGATGAATGCGGCATTGATTCCTTCTATAGCACATAATGAAGATCAGAGCGGATCTACGGAGAGCCACGCGGCTGTAGCCTGGCCAACCTTTAATTCCACTTCCACAACTCCGACTGTTCCTAAGAGGAAGGTAGTCCGAATGACCGCTGCGGTCACGATTACGAACTTTACAGGTGGACGGAATGGGCAGGCAATTACGGTCTGGAATGCTTCCGGAGGGACTCTGACTATTACAGACGGGGCGAATATTATCGCTAGAGTCGCGGGGAACATTGTTTTGAATCGAGGTGCTGGGGCCTCGTTCGAATACGACGGGACGAGTGCGGTATGGCGGGAGGTCTAATGTGGCCAAATTCTTTGAACCCCTCTCTGGGGGGCTAGCGAATAAGGCCCATCCGGCTTTATTGCAAGAGGGTCAGTTAGTCCGAACTGCGGATGCTTATTATCAGACAGATGACATGGGGATCTGGGTCGCTCCAGCGAGGGCGAGATGTGGACAGAATCAAACCCATTCGGACCCCGTTCTAAATCTCGTCTCCTTGATCTGGGATCCAGGGACGGAACTTGCGGGGCCATTAAGACAATTCACCTATGTCCAGCCAGAGAATCCAATTGTTCTCCTCGTAGTAACTGCATCGTCCACTCCTGGGGATGCCTCTTGGGATGAGCCTACGGAACTTGCTTTGACCGATGGGGGAACGGCGTCCTTCGGGACCCATCTCGACTCAGTTGCGATTGATAATAATTATTTCCTCCTCCCTGGGACTTCGGAAAATTATGCCCTCTTCCGTGGTGGGGAGCCTCTGACGCAGCAGCTTTCTCGCCATGGGATGCCTCCTTGCACCATTGATCTAAGGATTTCAACAGATCCAACCTTTGCAGCTAGTGCAGCTACGGTGGTGGATCTAGGGTTCTATCAATATTGGTTCACTTGGTATTCGTCAGATTTGGATAGGGAGGGGGATAGGCCAGATCCGCCTTATATTGGTCAATTTGGTTCAGTAGGAACTGCGGCGAATTTCGTCAGATTCACCGCATCGATTCCCGTAGCTGGGGCGACGAATCGGATCTTTGTTCGAAAGGAAGATTTCGATAATCAGAAGCCACCGCATGCGGATAAGATTCGTCTATATAGATCCATCACGTTTGACCAGGATGTTGTTTCTACCAGGACATCTCCTCTATCAATCCCCTGGCCCGATGGGTGGATGATCAAGGAAATTGCAATCTCGTCCCTTGTGGTAAATGCAGCCGCATCGGCTTTGTATGGGGACCCATATTATGCCCTCTATGGAGATACGTTTGAGGTCCCTTCGAATCTGATCGATCGATATTCGGATGAGACCCAGCCGTTTCCTAAGGTCACTGTTGCCGGAGTGCAGAGAGGGCAGAATGGTCTTCCGCCTCCTGCATCTACGGGGGATACGTTTGAGGAATCTCTCGTGTTGAATGATTTGAATGACCCAAGGAAGGTTAGATATTCCTTCCCTGGGTTCCCACATGCATTCCCGGATTTGCACTTTATTAACATGGACTCGAAGGATTCGGATGAAGTTGTTTCGATCAGGACGCTGGGGACAAGGCTCTTTATCGGGATGAAGGAATCGATTTGGAAAGTCAACTGGCTTCCGTTGGAAGGGGACGAGACGTTCTCTCGGGGAAGGGTTAAGGATAATGTGATCGAAGGTAAGGGAGTTCTTGGAGCCAGTGCGGTAACTAGATTCACTCTCCCAAGATTGATCTATGCCCCTGATGGAACGATGTATGGGACCATGATTGCCTGGGTATCTAGGGATGGGGTTTATACTACGGACCTTGATAATACGATCAAGATGACTAGAGGGATTACTTGGCCTGTGGTTGAAGCCGCGATTCTGATCGATAATCCGGAGAAGGAGAGATTGGAATGCGGACTTTATACTGGAGAAAGATATACCCATCCTGGTGCTCCGGACGGTGTTCCTGATACCTGGTTCTATATCCATTATTCAGATGGGAAGATTAGGACGACGGGGCCGGTTAGGAGACCTGGGGGGATTTATGCAGCAGCGTATATGGCCCGACCGGATGGAGCGTATATTCTCTCCTCCGATATGGATGGGAAATTTGCGATTGAGTCTATTGGGGGATCTGAGCCTGCGACGGGGGAGGCCCCGCAACTCCATGTGATTACAAGAGATATCTATCCAGAAGGTTTCATGGAAGAGACCGAAATTGGGAGAGGCGCGATTCATGCAACAGGGGAAGGGTCACTCTCTACTATTCTCTCTTTAGAGGGCAAAGGCGTAAATGCTATTAGTAGAAAGAGTGACTCTCTCCTTTCTGATCCATTGATCCTCTGGCCAGTTAATAGAAAGGGAGAAAGGTGCAAGTTTGAGATTCTTGCTACGGGGAATGTGAGGATTAATTTCGTCGGTGCGGATGATGCTGGGCAGGAGTTGGGGGAGGTTGAACGATGAGATTTAGAGAGACCCCAATTAAGCCTGGTATGAGTAAGCAGGAAAGAGAGATGCATCGGAGGGTGCAGGAATATCTGGCCCGCTTGAGAGTTCAGGACGGGCTTGGTGGATCTGATGCATCTAAGTCCGGAACCCCGATCGGGAAGAGTTTTGGGAATAAGATTATTTTTGAACGAACCCACAATGGGACCGTTTCCTATATTGCCCCAGAGCCAGCGAATACGTTGATGTTCCTTCGGGGTGGGAGTTTTCGTAGAGGCGGGAATATTGAACTCCCAGAGGAATATGCATCTAATAGAGCGGATGAGCTTATTGCTTTAATCTCAGATGGATCTAAGTGGTATGAGTTTTCCCGGTCCCAATCAGGGGCGAGGGATTTTATCCCCGTTTCGGATTTTAATATCTACCCCGATACTGGGGCTGATGTTACTGCATTAATCCAAATTGCCCTCGATACGATGGAAGAAGGGAAGACGCTTTATTTTAGTCCTGGGCTTTATCTGATCTCTTCTTCTCTAACGATCTCTCGGTCGAATATCGGAATCTGGCTGGATCCTGGGGTTGTGATCCAACAGACGAACGGGCTTGCCGTCTTTGATCATGTTGGGACGCTTTCTGCCAATCCTATGACGCTTACGATTGCGGATGTGACTCCTGGGCTCTATACGTTCGTAGTAGCAGATGCTTCAGACCTATCCGATGGCCAATGGATTCGCCTCTATGATACGAAGATTGCGTTCACTCTCGGTGCTGGCGATCGAGATCATATGGAGCTTTTGCAGATTGATTCCATTGCTGGGAATGTAATTACGTTAAAGCATCCAGTTCTCGATACATATACAACGGCGGCGGCGGCACAAGTGCAGGGAGTTGCTCCGGTCGAGAATGTAACCATCATGGGTTACGGAGCGATGACGAACCCACAGGATGGGGTGGATCAGGGCAAGGTAGTCAGGTATGAATATGCGGTCAATTGCACGATCCAGGATGCGGAGATCTATGAATTCGGCCTGGAAGCGGTTGGGTATATTAAGAGTGCTCATTGTAGAGCGACGAATCTGCGGATTCATGATGCAACTAGGTTTAATGAGCCGACGTTTGGTCCGGACGGCTACGGCTATGGGATTACGTCAAGGGAATCTCATAACTTACTCTGGGACCATAATCGCATTACGAGAACAAGGCACGCGATTGATCCAGGTTGGTTCTCACAGCAGGTCACGGCGATTGGGAATATTATCAAGGCTCAAGCATCGACTGCGATTCAGACGCATCCGAATACGAGAGGAATCACGTTTGCTCTAAATGAAGTTGATGGCGTTGTTGGCTATGATACAACGGGTGTAGAGTTCGGTGGGGAAGAAGGCTCTGGGATTGGAATCCGGCAGGGCTGCGTTGGCGCACTGGTGGCACTTAATACACTCCAAACTATCTATGGTTCCGGGCTGACCGTTGCCGCCGATGATTGTGAAGATATCGAGTTGATTGGGAATACGCTTGATGGTATCAATCTTGAGAACTCGCTGAACCATGCCGGGATTCGTGTCTATGGCGCGGCGGATACCAATACCTGCCCCGGACTCATCGTTCGTGATAATTTGCTAAAGAACTTCCTTCGCTGCGGGATCATGGTTGGATTCGACAATGCTGCAATTGATAATAATATCATCCGCAATACGGCCGGGGCGACCTATGGAATCGCGGTTCAATCTCGTGTTGATGTTGCTGGCGTTGGAGTCCCTGTTTCTGATGTTGCGCTTACTAGGAACAAGATCTATGGGGGGACGAAGGGAATCTGGCTCGGTGGGGATAGTGCCGGGAGTGGTGTCACTGGGCGGCTCATTCATAATACGCGGATTGAAGAGAACGAGATCTACGATACTGTTGATGAAGGAATTGGGCACGAGACGAACTCGATGCAGCACTACTCTACAGGCGGGCGGATTAAGAGGAACAAAATTGGACGATGTAATAGTGGCTCCTCGACTGATCGTGGGGGAATTGCTCTTATCGAATCTGCTACCGTGGCGCCGACGCTCTTCAAGTATACAATTGAAGGGAATGAAATCTTCGGCGGGCGAAATGGAATCCGCGCGATCGGGACTGGGACTAAGATCCTAAGAAATGATATCCATGACATCACGACGGCCTTTGGGATCTACGTCGCTGCTACATCTGGAGCGGTGGTTGCAGATGATATTTTGCTCCAAGGGAATGTAATTCGTAACTGTGCTTCGGACGGGATTCGTGTTGGCGGCGATGCGGGTGGAACGACGGATGTCAGGCTCTTTGAGAATGAATGTAATGATAATGGGGCCTATGGTATTCGTATTGAGGCAGATGCAGTCGGGACTGTCATCAGGAACCCGTGGTGCGATGGGAACGCGACGGCGCCGTTCTTGATTGGCGCGACGGTTCGTTTTTATGACACTGCCGGCGCGGTTGTTGGTGTTGCAGATACCGCTCCTGCGATTGCGCTCACGACCAGGACGGTGCGCTACACGACGCTGACTGCTGCCAGGGCACCCACTCTTCCCGCTGCAAATGTTGTTGGACATGAAGTCTGGATCGAAGATTCCTCTGGGGCTGCGAGTGCGGTCAACACGATCACGCCAACCGCGATTGGGGCAGATGTCTTTGACGATACGGCTGCGGCTGCTGGCCCCCCTATTGCCGCTCCCTATGGTTCTATTCACGTCCGCTGTGTAGCGGCAGGCTTTTGGAAGGTCTTGTAATGAGCTATCTGATTCCAGGGATCCCGATGATTGCCCATGGGAAGCCAGGGATTGTCTGTACCGGAACCGGGACAACGATCATTGGAGGCCCAAAGAAGCGTCTTATCGCACCCCATGTGGTCTTCCATCTTTCGGCGGTCTCAGGGTTTACTACCGAGCCCACGATCTCAGTTGGGACAAATAATCCAAACTACGACAACATCGTGGGCGCTTTCCCAATTATCGGCCTTTCCACATTGAACGACTATATCGCCCTTTACCTAGGAAGCGGGGCGCTGGCATCTATAGCCTCTGGGGCAGATTTGAGGGTAAATGTAAGCGTGGCTGCGGTATCCACAACCTACACCCTTGGCGTTTATCTTGTTGGTTTTGGGCCGTAATGCTAGAATCTAATGGAGGTGTTTGTAAATGGCAGCTTGGATGCTTCCGGCAGCTATGTTGGCCTCTTCGGCTATCGGTGGGCTGACCGGAAAACAGAAGAAACAGAAAGGATCTCAGCAACAGTTTCAAGAGAACATTGCTCTTTTGAACCGTGATCTGGGGCCAGCGTTCCAGACTTGGCTTGCTTCCATCATGGCCGGGGCGTCGCATCAAGGAAATCAACTTGGTACGGCGTTGCAGGGTCAGATCGGACGAGCCAATATGGGAGGGACTGGGGCTGGAGCGGCGGCTAAGGGAATCGGACGTTCCTATGCCGGGAATCAGGCGCTTCAGGCGAGGGGCAAGGCCGGGTTTGAAGGTCAGATGCAGGTCTATGATTTGGCTGCAAGAGCAGCCGGGGGTGGTCCTAGTCCGATGCCCGGCCCGACTTCGATGGATTCTCTAATCGCAAATATTGGCTCCTTCCTTCTTACACAAGGGGGCGGGGGACAGCAGATGGGCGGACAAAAAGCGGCCCCACAGGTTGCTTATGGAATGCCACAGGGATTGCCGAATTCGAACTTCTTTGGATACCGGAATCTTCCTAGATCTGGGCGCATTGGCGGGTAAGGGGGTTTAGAGATGGCTGATCTGACTCAACTTGCAGGTCTTCTGGCTCTTGCGCGGGATCCGGATGCATCCGCGCGGGCGAGAGATTACCTGTATCAACAGAAGTTGCAAGAGCAAGAAATGCAATCGAGGGAAAGACTTGCTTCTGCTCAAATGACTCTTCAGGAATCCCAGTTCCATAGAGGACAGGAGTTGTCGAGGGAGCAATTTGGGGCAGAGCAGACTAGATTGACAACTGATGCAGCCGAGAATCGTCGGATCGGGGAAGAGCAATTTGGTAAGACTCTTGAGCTTCAGAAAGATCAGTTGGATGAAGGTAAGAGACATGCTGGGGAAATGGAGAAGCTGGGGCAGCAAGAGATCGATCTTCGTCGGCAGGGACAGGCCCAGGAAGCGATTAACAATATCGTTGATAACATGACGGCCTTTAATAAGGCTAAGGGGACTTCTCTTACCCCGGCAGATTATCTTAAGACTGTAGGGGATAATCCACAGCTTTCTATCCTACTCGGGGCGGCTGTTGCAGGACCAGAGAAGGCGACCAAGAAGGGCCAGATGACCAAGGCGGATGCGCAAAGACTCCTTGGGGAAGGATATACAAATATCAATGCCCTTACTGGTGGGACTGAATTAACTCCCCATGGTCAGGGAATGGCCAAGCTTGATCAGTTGATCAATGTAGGAACTGCTGCATTGGACGAACCGACGAGGCAATTGATCAAGCAGAGGCTTTCGACCTTGAGTCCGGAAGCAACCTTGGATATGGGCGGGAAGTTAACCCCCGAACAAACGTTGAAGGTTACTACGGATCTTGGGGCCAAGATTGCCCAGGTCTCTATGGATGGGAATAAATTAGATTACCGGGATCAGATGATGGTCTCAAAGCTCTGGAATTCGCTCCCTGATTCTGTCGCGAAGACAGAAGTTCTTACCCAGTCGATTGCAGGTGCTGCTGCGGCGATTGGGCTTGAACGAGGGCTTAGTCCAGAACAGGTCGCTATTGTTCAGAATGAATTAACCGCTGCTTTGGTTGCAGCTACGGATCCAGAGAATAATCTTCCTCTTACGGAAGTTATGATTCCGATCAATACCCTGGAACAGATGAATCCAGTCGGACCCCCACAGCCTCCTACCTTCGGCCGGCGTGCGATGGAAGGTCTTATCAAGGGCGGGAAGGCATATGGGGAACTCCCTGGTAGAGTGATTGAAGGAATTGGAAGTGGGCTTAAGGCGGTGCAGGGTGGGACAACTGGCCCTAATACCGCTCCAGCCGGCAATCGTGTCAAGCAGGGTCTCGAATTCGGGGGCGCAGTAGCGAAGCAGGGGGCCGGTGGTGCGGATAGTCCGTTTAACTACGGCGGGCCTACGACCAAACTTACTCCAATCCAGCAACGGGCAAGGGAAAGAAGTTTGGGAGGGGGGAAGAAAAAATAAATGCCAATCACGATTGAGGAAGCAGTTCAGGGAGAAGTCGAACGTCTTCGGGCACTTCGACAATCTACCCCGCCTGTTCCGGTGGAAGGACATATTGACCCCCCTACGGATCTATCTGATTTCGAGATGGAACGCTTGTCATCCAATTATCTCGATAAAGCCTGGGGGACTCTTACCAAGATGGGTAAGGCTGCCTTCACTCCTCTGACCATGACCGCAGAGGGGCTTGCAAGGACGGATGATGTTTTCCGTGGAATGGTCCTAACGGCACAGAATAAAATGCCCCGGAGCGAATTCCCCCAGTTCTTCGATGATGCCATTCGTGGGAAGGCACGGATCTCTGGGGATGAATTTAATCGCCTCCAATTTGGGGACGCGATGTATACCCAGTTGAAGAATTCCCGCGTCGTCCCAGATCATTGGATCAAGGCCATTGTTCCAGATAGATGGCTTGCGGGCCGGATTGATGATGGAAAGCCTCTCTTGTCCTATGGAGATATTCTCGGCCTTTCCGCAGAAGTCTTTATCTCCCCATTCGCAATTGGGTCGATCCTCCCACGATCAGCTATGAAGGCATCTCGGGCGGGGAGGCTCATTGTCAATGCCTTCGATGCCCCGACGAATGCTCTTGTCTATCCAGTTCGAAAGACATTGAACGCTGTTCTAAGTCCACAGAGCCCCTTCTCTGTCTTCCTAATGCAGGCTTTAAGTCCAGAGACGGTCCTCGGAAAGAAGATCCCTGGTTTTGTCCGGCGCTTCGTCTCCGACGCAGATGTCTACGCGGGCAATGTCGAGAAGATGCTCCGTGGACCATTGCATGAATTGTTGAATAAGAAATACAAGCCGCTGATTAAAGATAAAGCGGCCGGGGCAAGGGTCTGGAGACACATCTTTGATGAGGACCAGGCATTGACTGCTATGGAAAGAAATCTGGTAGATGATCTCCAGGCCCAGGTGATCGAGCCCCTTCGTATGAGGGCGGATGCGATGGGCTATACAGGGGAGGCGTTTAATAAATGGAGACCAGATAACTACCTACGTTCCTTCACCCCACAGGCGAAGAGATTCCCTGGCGGGAGGAAGAGACCAATTGCCGAAGCCTCTCTCAAAGAACGAATGAGTATCAGTCTTCCGTTCAGAGAGGATGCTATTGCAAATATCTACCCAGGGATCAAGGATGAGCAGATGGATTTAGTTACTGCCCTTGGGAATTTCGTTGAAAATGCAGAGAAGAAACTGACCTTCGAGGCGAGGGTTAAGGATCTGGATACAGGAAAATGGATCGATACCGGCTCTTGGTCGAGATATAGAATCAATGCAGGCTTTGGAGTAAATAATAATAAAGATCCTCGAAAGAATCTAAATCCTCGTTTGAAGGATCTAGATGAACGGGAATATCTCTACCTTCTCAAGAAGGGCCATGAGCTAACTGGCCATAGAGCACAGAAGGGCGAGATTGTTTTCAAGATTCTTAATGAGAGATTCCTGAAACAACTAGATTCCCAAGTCGCAGGGATGGCGAGGAAGTCTAGAATCATCAACTATCTCTATGAGCGAAAGTCTCCTCTTGATTGGCCGACTCGTATTGACCACGGCGCTGCTGCCATGGTTTCGAACGTAGTCATCTCTACCCTGGGACTTAATCTCGCCGCCTCGATCCATAACACGAGCCAGCTTCTTAACACGGCGGCGGTAGATGGAATCCCAGCTACAATTAGAGGAATGCTCCGAATGGCAGACTTCTCCGACATTGGAAAAGGGCTTAAGAGAGCTAGAGGGGAAGCACGATTCCGCGCCGCCTTCGACCAATTGGTCTTCGACCCATCTCTCGCGAATAGACTGGGGAGAAGATTTACTGAATATTTCATGGCCCCTTTCTCTGCTACCGAGATGTTTGTCCGGGGTACGGCCTATCATGCCGGACTTGAAACTGCTTTGAAGAAAGCGAATGTCTCACTTTCAGACTTCGCTCTGGGCAGGATTAGTGCGGGGCTTCAGAAACGTCTCGCGGATGCTGCGAAGCAATCTGCCTTGGATACCAACTTCGTTTATTCAATCGCAGGCAGGGGTCCCCTAATGGCCGGCCCGGTTGCCCGTGTTGCCTTCGCCCTCCAATCCTTCTCTATTAAAGAGACTGAATTCCTCTCCCGTGTATGGCAAAGGGATGGGGGAGGATTCATGAAGTGGATGAACATGAACGGCTGGGCGATTGACATGTTGGATAAGGTCGCCGGGGTGAATGCCGAATCCTGGCTCGGCTGGGGCTTCCTTCCACCGAATACATTCGGCCGGGGACCTCAGGTTGAAACCGTTATCAATCTTGCCAAGATGCTTTCCGCCTCCGCAGAAGGGGACGCGGATAAGTTCGAACTCGCTTCCAAGGCCGCAAGGGGATCTATTGGAGAAACCTTCCGTGCTCTTGGTATTGACGACGCCCCTGATGCAGCGGAGATCATTCCGAACTCTCTGGCCTTATTGGGTATTTTGCCCCTCCCAGTCGTCGGCATCGCACGGACTCTAAAGTCCTTCAGTGAATTCCATTCCGGCATCCGTAGTGAACAAGATGGAAACACCTTCCGTCCTATCACGAAGGAAGATGCAATTAAGAGTTGGTTCTTTACGACCCATGAACAATATGCCGTTCGTCAACTCCAGTTGATGGACAAGAGTGCCAGACAGCAAGTTGACAAGGAGTTAGACAAGCGGGCGAAGAAGTTCGTCCGGGCTCTGGCTGGAAAATCCGGGGATGAAGTCTGGGCCTTGGGCCAGGAGTTAAGCCAGCCAATCTCTCTCAAACTCCCATTCGGCAATGCTTATCGGAACCCGCTGCAAAATGCTATGATCTTCCGATTGGGGGACCAGGAGTCCTTCTATCCACATATGGAAATGATCAGATCTAGAACAGAGAATCTGATCAAGGGCGCCACGATCCCGAAGGCAGTTTTGGAGATGCAAGGCGCCGGGTGGGTAATGGAAATTCTCCATGCCTCGTATATCAACCAGGCTCTAACAGAACTGAATCGGGGTGGGATTGTTCCCCTCGGAGGAAGATAGTGGAAACCTTTGAAATCGTTCTTCGGTTATTTCAAGTTGGGATCGTCCCTGTCTTGCTCCTAATCTGGAATGAATTGAAGGATACAAGGCGGACCTTGGAGCAGAATAGTAGACAGATTGTCCGTCTTGAAGAACAGATTAAGTTCGCCACTAAGATCGAAGAGCGAATTCATGCGATTGAAGTTGAACTTAGAGGCATTAATACAAGGGGGTGAACATGGATACTAATACGATTCTGACTCTTATTACCGGCGTGATTGGCCTTCTTACGGTCCTCATCGGACGACGGGCGAATAGCTATTTCGCGAATGGTAATCGAGCAGAGAGAGCAAGATTGGTTCAGATTCTTGCTAAGGACATCCTAGCCCTGGTCCTCTTGCAAAAGGGCGTTGATGCCCCGAAGGCAGAGATCATCAGAAGTGCGATTGATCTTCTCTACACCGCTCTTGTTGGTCAGGGCTTTAATAAAGATACAGCAGGTGACATTGCGAAGAGTGCAATCTCCGGCGCTGCGGCCGAGCAGGGGTTCGATCTTGCATCGATCACCCTTTAAGGGATAGGGGGGTTAATTCCCCCCTTCCTTCCATTTCTCGAATCTCCATACCCGACCGTCAAGACCCTTCCTTCTTGGATTCCAGAAAACACATCCCAGAGAGACGAGGAAATCCAACATCTCCTGTGCGGCACGGCCAGAAGTAGTCGGCATTTTCCTCTTAAAATCCGTCTCTGACATTCCCTTTTCCCCTGCAAGGAAGAGTTCGTCCGCGAGACGGAAGAGCGTCTGCTGCTTCGGCCCATAGGACATTTCAATTACGAATGCTTCGAGTGGGGGATAGATGAAATTTCGAAGTAGCGCATCCGCCGCTTCGACATGTCTCCTCTCAATTTGATATAGACCGTCTGAAAGGGCAAACGAAGTTCCCACTCTCGCAAGGAGCATGGAATATCTGTTCCAGAATCCCGATAGATAGGTCGAAGAGATATTTCTTCTCTCTGCCTGTCTACCAAACGCGGCAATAAGAATCTCCGCATCTTTCGCAACGGCCATATATTCGGGAGCCTCATCTGTAATAGAACGAAGTTCCTGCGCAAGGTCATTTAGATCCTCATTTAATATAGGCTTCTCATCTACATCCGGCCGGGTAGTCTCATGGGCGATCAGGAACCGATGCATCAATCCGCCAGCGAACTGATCAACAGTAATAGACTTACGAAGATAATCCACAGTAGAGCAAATACCCAAAGCCACTGTGACATTTTTAACGATTGAGTGACCTGATTTCCCAGTCCAGTCTTCAATGTTCTCATGTTCCAGAAGGTCAATAATCCATTGAGCCATGGTTTCAGTCCCGGTCTTGGCCGTAAGAATAGCGGACGCTTCATTTACAGTCACAATCCCTTCTAGAAATCCTGCATTCGCATCCGTCTGTGCTCTCCCCCAGGCATCCATTAGCCCTCTGGTCGTAAACGACGACGCATGGAGAATTGAGAATCCAGGTCTGTCCCCAGCTACCATTCGTACCAAGGTCCTTGCTGTCTGCAAAGCCTTGGACTTCCCAACGCCGGAGGAACCAAGTAGGAAAATTGAAGTTGGGGGAAATAGTCGAAATCCCCCTCTTCTCACACATGCCTTTCTCCCTACCGTGGAGGATAACGCAAAAATCCCACAGAGCAAATGGAACGATGCAGGGAACCTGGTCCCAGATGTTGTTTCTAAATATTTCTTCAACCATCCAGACGTTAATCCCGATGGGTCTCCAGTGGTTTCGATCATCCCAAAATATCCTTCAGCTTCTCTGGGAATTCTTCCCCTGGAATCTGTTTAATACTCTGAATCTTCCTCGATCCAATAACGGAATAGAATTTATCTAATAGAATATTCGACCCATGGCACACCTTCTCTCCGTTCAAATAGACCGCTTCCCAGGCTTTTCCCTTCACGATGACGATATAATTCCCCTTCGATCTACTCATTTTTCCCACCCCGCGAAGAGAGATAACTGCTTCGGATCTTTATTCCTAAATAACTCCTCATCCTTCTTCCGATCAATCGCCTGAACCCAAGAGGAAGCGACCGCTGCGACCTGGATCAATTCCGTCCGAAGCTTCTCTGGATCCTCCTCCGCGAGGGCTTCCGAAACTTCCTCTAATAGAATTAAATTCCATGTCAGTTCCTTCTTCTTCTCCGCTTCCTTAATAACATCCCTAACCTCATCGAGAACTTCCTTGAATTCTAGATGTCCAGTCCCATTAGGATGATTCTGAATCCCCCATAACTTGAACTGCCTGCTCATCTCCTCTGCGACCTCGGAGACAATATTAAAAACCTTATATCTATCAAACTTCATACTTAACCATCCTGCCCCAGCTATCGCCCACCTTAATCGTGACGGGGCAAAAGAATCCATCTCGCACTTCCTTGAATTCCCGTTCCAGGATTTTCCTGAACTCCGGTATAAACTCTTTAACCCGGTCCTTCGGAATATGTGCCACAAATTCATCATGAACTAAAATTGCTAACCATCCCCCAAGCCTCTTCGCAAGAGTATGAATGGGAACTACGGAAGTTCTTCCCATTTCTGCTCCAGAGGATTGAATTTCGTAATTGACAACTTCGTTAAAACTTCCATCCGGATCAAAGAAGTAGCGCCGCCGACCCCATCCATTAGCAATGTAATGATCCGACCTGGCCTTGAACACGGCTCGTTTGTGCCAACCAGGGACACCAGGGTATTTGTTCGATAATCTCGCCAGCATCGCTGCTGCTTGCTCCAGATTAAGATCAAATCCTGCTTGCTTAAAAGCTGCAACAAGTGCTCTAGCTCTAGCGCCGTAAGCCCAGCCATAGAAAGCGTTTTTAGCTCTCGTCCGGTCACAATCCAGGAGCCGAGCATTTTCTCCATGAATGTCAATTCCATTTTCAATATCCTTTAGAAGATTCTCGTCTCCAGAGACGTAGGCAATTAATCTTAATTCCTGTGAATCATAATCCGCTGCGACAAAGGTAAATCCCGGATCCGCAATAACCATGGTCCGCATTGGCTTTGGCATTTGTTGAATCGGGGGAGTACCGGGCTTGCCCTTCTCCGGCCTCTCCCCCTTGGCAACGAGTCTCCCCGTTGCAGCAGAAACGGTAAACTTTTTCCCCGACGCATCGTCCTTCGTAGTGGGGCTATAGGATGGATGGATCCGATCGGTAATATCGATATAGGTTGTGATAAATTTCGGATAATGCCTGCATCTCAAGAGGGCCTGTAGATATTTCCTATGTGGCTTTGCTTGTTCCAATTCGAGAAGAGTCTCAATCGCCTCCGCATCGGCACACCATCTATCGGTCAGTTTTCCATTCTCGAAGATGAATTGGGGTGGCAGGCCCCACTGTCGATAAAGTAGATCCGTAACCTTTGGACTTCTTGGCAATAGGGGCAACTGACCTGTACCGGCGCACTTCTTATGAGCCTTTCCGGTTTTAGTTTTCCCTTCATTGCAGGAACAACTGTTCTCTGCTTTAACCTCTGCCCATCGCTTCCCTGCCCATTCCGCTCTCTTCTGATATCTCCCTCTATGTCGCTCTCGTTCAACAGGGTCGATCCTAAGACCCCTCTCATGCATCTCAAGCAGAACTGGTAAACACTCCATAAGACCATCAAATACAGGCATTTGGCCCGTCTTTTCCAAGTCATGTTTCATCCTTGCCCATAGTGGTAAGAGGACAAAAGCATCGGCCCTATTATACCTGCCCATGTCCTTATCTTTTAAATGTTTCCATCGTCCGATATCTAGATAATAAGCCGAGACTTCGTTGAGAGAATGTCCCGGCGCGTCAGGATCCAAAATCTGCGCTGCAAAGAGAAGATCCTTAACAGGTCCATTGACCTTAATCCCTTCCTTTTTCAATCTGGGAATATCGAAATTTGCATTGAAGACTAGTTTGGTAGAAGGGGTCTCTAATGCTCTCTTCGTCTTCTCGAACGACTTCATGCACCAGTTTTCCGATAACGCCCCTTCTGTACCATTCTGCTTCCACGCTAATCCAATATCCGTCATCCCTCCGGTCCCTCGATCTGTCTCGATGTCGAAGGAAAGAAGATCGAATTCTTCCGGCAAGACTCCATTCTCTAGCGGAATCTCCTCCTCTCTGAATTGCCCTCTTGAAATCCTGACCGCTTTTCCAACAGCGGATTTTAACCACAGATAACTCCTCATTCCAGAACACATGATAAAAGCGGGATGGTAGGCCGGGACCACAGCACGAACGGAGGAAGGAAGGATCTGCTTGGGCAGCGTCTCCGGCCGGAGAATATAGCCCTGCCAGGCTGAGATACCGTTTTTCGGTCCGGACAAACCTGTAACGGCTTCGAGGGCGTCCGCGCCTAGAAGAAGGACGACAGAAGGAGTGCATCGTGAAAGATCCCCACTTAATCTCTCCGCGCAAGCTTCCTTCTGTCTATTCGAGATTTTTTCCCCATCCTCCGGGTAACAGTTAATAGTATTCAACAATCTACAAGCATCGAGGGAGTGTCCAAAAGCCGAGAACGCAGCGCGGAGAATTCTCCCGGAGGCCCCAACTAAAGGTCTGCCCTCGATTAATTCCGATCTCCCTGGGGATTGAGCAATGATTAGGATCGGAGCATCCTCTGGCCCGCTCCCACCACACACCTTTCCCACTGACGGGCATCCAGAGCACTTCATCCCAATCCCCTTTATCGCTTATACCACGGCAGTCTCTCTCGTCTTTCTAATTCTTCGATTCTTCTCTCAAGACTCTTCAAATTTTGCCTTGTATCATTAAGCACACCGACTGTGTTTGATAATCTATTCCTAACTGCCTGGAAGCAAGCTTCCGGATCTTTATGAATCCAAATCTTATTCTTCGAAATTGAGAGCGGGTCGGGAATCTGTTTGATTATATTAATATCCCCGAGAGAAATTCCATGACCACACTTAGAACATGCATACGAACCCATATCCTCATCCTTCCAACTATGTTTCATAACCCCGACGCCATTAAAGATTGAGTCCATAAAATCAAGCTGTTTGTTTGGCCACCGGATTCCCGAGTATAGCGGGCTTTGATACAGTCCCAGCGGCCCGAGCAGATTTTCCAGCATTCCGATTCCCCCAGTCGAAACCAAAGTCTTCCCGTACTGCCTTGGCAGTTCTACCATCCGTGTTTGTCCATACGATCCCATAAATCCCCGGATTCCGATCGAAAAAGTTATGTACCGATGGATAATCTCTAGGGTCCCAAGGAGTTCCCATTCCTCCAAAAGGATGGAGTTGCAAGTTCCCCGTCTTATGTGGATCCCCATTAATCCCCGGCCCGATCAGTTGATACAAACCATCTTTCTGCTTTCCCATTAGGAAGATTGCATCAGCTAATTCCCTATTCTCGATTGAAGTCGGTTGCCAGCCACCAGTCGGATCTTCCATCAAACTCTGTCCATTCTCGACCTTGATAAAGAGTCCGTCCCAGAAAATACACGGGGTCCCCACTCCATCCCTGACCCACTCCATACCAGGAGCAAAGGTATTTCCCTTTTCCCCAGCTTCAAACAAGTTCCTGATATTCATCTATTTCTCCCGGTACACATACGACATATTCTGTGACTTCGTTACTAATTCCAAGTGCTCTGGATTCACACAGGCCGTTCGTTCGCAAAGGTGATTAACTTCCAGAAACCCCGGAATCCTCCCAACAAGCATTTCATAAAACAATCTGTGCGCATATAAGTTCCTTCTATTCCTCTTAACAACCCCGTATCCCCCTTTGGTCTTCGCCCATCTCCAGACCTTGCACGGGGTTCCTAACGGCCCCTCTTCCTCCCTCGTATCTAACTCCAACGAGAACGGCTCCTTATAGGGCCTCCGGTTCATCCACAACCTCCGAGTCTAGAGGCTCCCTCGTGGCACTATATCCGCACCGAGGACACATGCAGATCAATCTATCTAGGGACTGGTCCAGATGCACAGAACAGTCATGGTGCCCACATTTTGGACACCGGAATAAAGTCGTTTCTGCACCAAGCCCGTCATCTGCCTTCATCAACTGGGGGACAAATAATGGTCTCTTCATCTATCCCACCCCCGCTATATCTTACTCCCCCTTGCCACAAGATGGACAGACTTTTGGTCCCTCCATCGATTTCGGCCACCATCCCCTATTGACCATGTATCCGATGATTCCGTAATCCGCCAGATCGAGCCAGGTATCTTCGATCGGTTCATAATCCGGATCCTTCCCTTGCAAATTCTGCAACCTCGCTACCTTATCCTGTGCCCGAACAACGACACCAAGCTCCCCGCCACGGGCAATATTTTCCGGCCCATAATCCTTCTGCTTCGAACAGAACATTTGGAAAATATGCTGGGCAGAAATAAGCCAGCTTCTTTCCAATTCCTCATTTCCAGAAACCCCAATCGGGCCGAAGTCAACTATGTATCTTCCCTCTTTGAGATTGATCATATTAACTCCACCGTTGGCTCATCAGGTTCCTTATTCGAAATCGCAAAGATCTGTTCGGGAGTAAGACGGACGATCACGCAATGCCCATCTCCCTTTTCCAAGAGAAGTTTCTGTAATCTGACCGCTTCTTCCCAGGTCTCTGGGATAACTTCGAGATCTTTCATTGCTTCTCCCCTAGCCCAGATTCAACTTCCCTCTGAAGATCCAATCTTGCCAATGTATCCTTCATAGCAAGCGCAACCTCCGCCATACTATCCGAACTAAAGGCTGCCTTCTTTTCCTCCTGCGACGCCTCTTCCGCCGTCAACCTCCCTTCAAGAGTGTGATATAAAATCACCATCGACCATGCGGCCATGACTTGAATCGCAACCGGAACCCCTGGCATTTCCTTCATCGATCCGACGAAGGACGCGAGCCATTTAACAGATTCCTGCAATCCCTTCTCATTGGCACTATGGATAACCTCTTGAAGGGAGGAATTAGGCGACATGGTTACACTTCCTCGAAGGAGACGATCTCGTCCCGTGGTTCCCCATCGAGGCCGATCGACTGCTCGACAACGCCGGTCACAGTCCGCCCATGAGTCGCCGGGATGATGTCCATAATGGTCGGGAAGCCCTTGAACAAACGCTTGCCCGCCAATCTATCCTCATGTCCGAGGGCACGGAGGAGAGAGCCCATCTTTCTCACCGATCTCTGGGTCATGAAATAACGACCATAATAGGTGGCCCGAATATCTCCGTCATTCAGAGATTCCTTCCATTCCTTCAACTCATCCGGATCGTCATGACGAAGGCCCCAGAAGAAGTCGAAGAAGGACGTAAGTCTTCTCCCACCATTCTTCGTCGGATACTGGTCAGAGACTCTGAACTGTACCCTTGCCTTCTCATGATCCTTATCAAGATACTTCGAATCCTTGGGCTCGAAGTCACAGACGAAATCGTCCAGAGTAAAGACCTCTTTCCATTGCGGGATTTCGATCTGTTCCCCGTTGACCTTTCGAGTCACCATCTTGGCCGAATCCGGAACCTGGAACTGATTCCCCGCAATCGCCCTTGCTTCTTCATCTGTAATCTCTACACCCTGCTTGAACTGACTCATTTCATCTCCCAACTAGGTAATTGTTCCTTAATCATTTCTACCAATCTCTCGCGAGCTTCCTTAATTGTCTTTGCTCCATCATGACATTCTTGAATCTCTTCCAAAAATCCTACATCTTCCTCATCTTCTAAATCTGCTCCAATGTATGCTGCGATTTCTGGAGTAAGATCGAAGATGCTCCCCTCACAACTTGGGACATATAGTTCATCCGGGAATAAGCAACCAATAAAGCATTTATTCCCATCTTCCGTCCGATACATACATGCCCCGGTCTCGGTCACGGCCCGAGCCTTCATTTTCTTCGAATGCTCGTAGACCTTTTGCAAAATTCCTAGGCGGTCCATTGCTTCATCTCCAATACCCAGCGCCAGAAATTCCTTGCATCATCTGGACTTTTCCCAATCTTCTTAACGGGCGGGATTTTATCCAATTGAACGGACTTCAAACCCGCAACGTGGTATTCCTCCGGGATCAAGTGAACGACGGTATCCCCCGATTGTCCCGACTTCGGCCCTTGGTCGATGGTTAGATAGAAAACTGCACCAAACTTATTTGGAATCTGTCGTGGACCTCTCGTCCCTACCGTTGCAGGACCAAACAAGAGTCCTTCTCCCGTCCTAGCCGACGATTCCGACATTGCCTGTTGGAACAGACAGATCACATGCATCGGGATCCGGACAGTCCATTCAACGATCTGTAACATCGCCTGTTGGACCATTCGATAATCCCCTTCTTGCGGGAGCGCATACTTCTGCTCCGGATCGATGTTCGGATTATTCGAGCCCATGACTGGACCCTTTTCCGAAAACCAATTCTTCCTTGCATTCTCCCGGAGCATCTCTTCCGCAGTCTGGGTCATCGTATCCCAGATAAAGACCCCAGCCTTGGGGTACATCTTGTCCCATTCAGTCTGGGCAATCTCATACCCCTCTTTCCTCCAGTCGGTCTTTATAATCTGACCCGTCTTCGGATCTCTCTGTGCTGCCCCATCGGGGACAATCACATGCATTCTCTTTCGATCCTCTGGAGTTACGGATTCGAGGAAGGGAGATGTCGGATCCGCCGCGACGTAGACAATTTCTCCCCATTCCTCTGGCACCCTGGTCGCGAGAGAAGTCTTCCGATGCCCCCCAGGAGCATCGATCGAGCATCTAATCAGGCCCGACTGCTTCGCGTCTTTTCCTTCTAAGATCTGCATTAGATCTCAATCCTGTTAACGAGAATTCTAACGGAAGAGAAATCAATATCTTCATCTCCGCCGTGGGCCTCCGCGCCTGCGATCAAAAGAGCCTGGTCTTTCGAATTCGCAATCACGTCCGATTCATACAGAAGTGAATCGAGATTATCATTCACCGTCGAATACACAATGACCCTATAGAGAGAGTTCACCTTCTTCTCCTCCTTCAAATTGTTCGTAAAGGTACAGTTCTCGATCCGCGCATTCGGAGTATCGTTCAACTGCAACATCGCCCCGTCTGAAAAGCCGCCCATCTTTATTCCTCCATCCAACTTACTTCTCTGCATCTTATACTGATGTGTTAGCCTCTGAATTTCCCTTTGTGTTAGATCCCAAGGATCTTCTGGACCATATTCCGCCATTTACTTCTCCGTATTCAAGGCAAACACAGCCGGAGCGATCTTGACCAACTTCCCGCTCTTAACGCCCTTATACGCGGCAACTTCGAATCTCCGGAACTTCTTCGTCCCTCTTGGCCCGGCCAGATTGTAGATCGACTTCGGTCCAGTCTTCAAAGATTCCTGAATCATCGTCCAGGTCGTCTTTTCCGTAGCAGTAGTATTCACCGGAGTCATGGTCGATTTCTTACTGCCCTTATCCACAAGACGTTGAATCTCCATCAACAATCTGCGCTCCTGATCCAACATCGCGAGACGATTCTTAATTTCCTGCTTGATCTGCATTTCCGATCCCTTCTTTGTACGCCCCCAAGGGGTCACTGTCTTCATACATAAACCCGTCCCAGAGATCAAAGTTCCCATCACACGTCTCGATATATGAGCAGAGGGAATTTCCATGCATCCCTCCACACGCCTTCTCTCTTTGCTCGATGGGAATAACTAAACCCTTCCACTTCAACAACCTCTCTCGTTCCTTCTGCATTTCTACCGCTAATGAAATAACCTGCTGAACGACCCTCTCTACCTTCCGGTCATCCACCAAAAGATCTGACCAATAAACCCCTTCGGCCGGATTTCTCTCTCTATACCCCTTCGACCCACAGTATTCACAGGTCTTGCCAGCAACTCTTTCATGGTGCGCGTACTTCCGAATCCCGACAAGGAGCGTACCCGTGAAGTCCGGACCAAATTGCTCCCGACCCAATTTCCCATACGCCCCCTCATGCAAACTCCTCTGTTTGACCCTAGAGAAAACATCCCAAGGCACAGAGGCGGGGACGGTTTTCCATTGCAAATGTCGTAACTTCCCTCTTACCCTAACGACCGCATCCAATCGCCCGAAGAGAGTAATTCCTGGACTAATTTCTGATTCCAACGCAAGTTCCGTGCCAAGAACCTCGTCCCAGAAGGGCTCTTTGCAAAGATTTTGAATCCAGTATTCCAGATGTCGCGCCTCATTCAGAGCATCTGAATCTATATCTAATTTCCGAAGGGACCAGTCATCCAGGAGTGCTGCTGTGATCCTCCCTGCCCCGGTCCCCCCGGTTTTCAAAATCTCTTCCAAGGCAATATGGGCGGCTTTCCCCACATCTAAGGCCCTCGCCCTGGCCCCCTTCAACTGTCGTTTAAACACCCATCGAGAGGCCCAGTAGGAAGGGCAGGTCTGGTAATCTAGAATTTCTGAAATGTTGATTCTCAATTTAGATCCTTTGAAAAGGCCGGCCCATCCATATACAAGCTCGCCTCAAGATACGAACAGACCGACCTTTGCCCTAGCCCTTCACGCAGAGAACCTGCTTCAACGTATATTCAATCTCTACTAAATCCTTCTGCGCTTCCATCACCGCGTCGATATCCTTATATGCCCCCGGAGTTTCATCCAAAACATCCTTATCTTTCCTGCACTCAACCCCGGTCGTAGCCTTCACATGATCTTCAACCGAAAAGATCCGTCTTGCCTGCCCCCGAGACATCCTTCTCCCTGCCCCGTGTGAACAAGAGTGGAAGCTATCCACATTCCCAAGCCCCTTCACGATGTAGCTACGCACCCCCATCGATCCGGGAATAATCCCTCGATCTCCCAATCTTGCCCGCACTGCCCCTTTGCGCGTTACCCAAACATTTTCTCCAAAATGATGCTCCCGCGAAATGTAGTTATGGTGGCAAGAAACTACCGTCTCCTGTACCGGCGCTGCGAACCCCAACACCTGACCTAATGCTAATACCACTCTACCCAACATTAGTTCCCGATTCAAGGCCGCATAATTCTGTGCCCATTGGACTGCTTCAATGTAATCCTTGAATTCCTGACTACCATCTGGTAGGTAGGCCAAGTCGGCGTCGGGAAGGGTGATCCAGTATTCCCTCATCTTCTCCTTGGCCTTTTCGATAAAGGTCTGGCCGATACAGTTCCCGATCCCCCTAGAGCCAGAATGCAACATCACCCAAACCCTATTCTCCTGGTCCAAACAGAGTTCGATGAAGTGATTCCCAGTTCCTAATGTCGCGAGATGACTCCGAGGATCACGCTTCGCGACATATTTCTTCAATCTTTCGTGTTTAAACAGTGGTCCAAGGCCAAGAACTGAAAGCCCATCTTCAACATCCTTCGGAATATCATGCCAGGCCCCTCTATCCGATGGTCCCCCATTATCCGTTCTCCCATGAGGAACCATTCTTTCAATTTCCGATCGAATCTTTACCAAGGAATCCGGGAGCAATTCCGCAGGGAGTTTTAATTTCGCCGCGATCATTCCACAGCCAATATCTACCCCGACCGCTGCTGGGATAATTGCCCCCTTCGTAGCAATGACCGATCCGACCGTTGCCCCCATGCCCCAATGAACATCCGGCATAACCGCCACATGCTTATAAATAAACGGCATTGAGGCAAGATTATGAGTCTGCTCCCTTGCCGATTCCTCAAATTCTACCCCATCTACCCAGGCTTTCACTGGCACCGTATTTGGGGCTGTAAAAACCTTCATCTCGATCCTTTCTAAAATGGTCTGGGTGGGAGGATTTGAACCTCCGACATCCTGACTCCAAATCAGGAACTCTTCCAGGCTGAGCTACACCCAGGTCAATAACATCTTTCCGGACACATCAGGTATCTACTGCTTCTCGCTGTGATGACACCAATATTATCCTGATACACGTTATCAAGATTCTGATCCAGAACTCTCCATAGGGAGGCATCTCTTGACCATCTTACTCCCTGCCCTCTCGGCTCGCAATGCATAATATAGAACTGCTTCAAGCCTCTTCTATCATGCTCTGCCCGATCGATCGATGCTGTAATCTGATCCCGAATATAGAGAGGATCCGAAGAGTTTACTAGATCAAGTTCTCCCATCTTCAAATCTAGTTCAGGATAGTAATGATCTGTGAAGGAACAATTTCCCCAAATCCCTCTCCCGAGCTTCCGAAGATAGCTCAAATATTCCTTCATTCCCTTGATGAAATTCGAACTCTTCATTAACATTTCCGATTGCGTGACATTCGTTGCTGTCCCAGGATACTGCCAGCTATAGCAATTATCGGTAAAGACCCTAATCCCTGGGTAATTAGAAAGAATATCTCCTAAAACTGCAATGAAGTGCACCGGATATTCTGTCCGCTCCAAATCCATGAACCATGAATGTTTCGATTCCCTAACTTTCCAATCATCCGGATTCTGCAAATTCCCATAGCCCTCATAGGGATCGACTAGCGCATTCCCGAAACGGTTCAGTTTATTATCCTTCGCCCGAAGCGTGAAGCCGCGTTGAATAACTTCCAAGGGTTTTTGGTATTTCGACCAATACCCAGCCGCAACGGTGGATTCATAATCAATCCAGAGAGCAACTTCCTCGATCTGCGAACCCTTTGCTTTCAAAAGATCCTTGATAAACCCATATGGAGGGATATGTTGGAGAATCAGGAAGTTATGCCATAAGAGGAGTCGAAAAAGCTCCTCCCCCTCATAGGTATATTTCCCATCCGGCTCGATCCTCGTCGGAGTTGGGACGTGCTGAACCCCAATCCCTGGGGTAAATGATGGACAACGCAGAGACTCTGTAGCCCATGTCCCATCTACCTCTGTCCCGGTCACGGATAGAATACAAGCTCTTTTCCAACTCATTCCAAACCCCCTTTAGTCATGTCGTCTCTCCATCCAAAGCGGCTACCAGTAGGCGGGCGGACTTGATGCGCGCGCAGTGTGGGCAGCAGTAGCTCTCCCGCCCATCGCACACTGGCTCTGCCGCCACCGCGCGCACGAAGTCCATCGTCAGGCGCCACAGCCGCTCGTTCATGCACGCTTTGACGAACCAGTCCGGGTCGTTCGTCGCAGACCCGATCGGCAACGGCGCTGCAATCCGCCGCTTCATCTCGTCTGGCTCTAGCAGGCTAGTCACGCAGCACCCACCATTCCACGAGATGCGTGACGAGGCGCCAGATGCCGACGATGGCCAGCAGACCGGCAAGCACCACGAGTGCGTTTCCTGCGTAGCGCTTCATTGCTCTCCTCGGTGTTAGCGACCGCCAAAACGCATCCGACTCACCATTGCCAACCAGCAGGTACCGGCCGAAGATCATGCGCTCGAACTTCATGCGTTCCAGTTCGCCATCGACGGTGCGCTTCACTTCTCACCTCGGAGGTCGCTGAGAACAACCCGGCACGCAGCTATTGCAGCAGCCGCCGCAATCGAACCGGGCGCCCCACCCTCAACAACGGTGATCGCATCGCTGAGTGTCGCCACCGCCTTCTCCAGCTTCGCGCGCAGGTCGTCGATCTCGTCCCACAGAATCCGCGCTTGCTCGCGAGTGATGCCACCCAACTCCAGCTTCTCGCGCCGGTACTTCACTTCCACGTCATCCATGTCTTCGTAGCTCCCGTCCAGTCCCATCTCACCCTCTCATTCGTCTTCATGGCTCGCTAACCGACAAGCAATCCTTGCATCCAGACTGCCCGCCATCCTTCAGCGTCGCCGTCACGTTCCAGTCCGCGAACCGATCCTTCTTTGTCGTCTGGCTGTTCGTGCTGTACGTGCCAAAGAAGATGCCGCCGTACACGTTGCTGTTATCCGTCCGTGTCCCGCCGATCTGGGCCAGCAACCCCTGCCCGCTCCCACCGATGTCCCACACCTCGGCGTAGTACTCAACCGTGCTCCCAAGATCCGTGATCGCGCCCTCCACCCAATACCACTCGTCGTCGTTCAGGTAGAACCCGCCGTCGTTCAACCCGTCACTCGTCGCCGTCAACCACGGATCTGCTCCCGACCACGGATAGGTCTCAACGCCATCCGCAGGGATCTTCTTCCCGCGCCACGAGATCCAATCCCGGTCGATCTGCAAGCGCACGTATTCTCGTGGTTCCCTAGATGCTGTTGGGGACGCACCCTTCTTCATTTCCCGCGTGTGAAATCCGATGAACGCCCACCTCGACTGACACACATAGCCCGAAAACTCGACTTCCCGCATTCTCCCATTCCACGCAAGCCCATCGACGAACACATACGATGTCGGGTTCTCGCTCGACGAGAAGCTGTCCGGGTCCGTGTCCGCCGTCTCCGAGATCTCGATGCACTTCAAGCTCAAATTATTGCGGTCGTTGTAGGTATTGATGATAAACGTGCTAGTATCTAGCCTTGCATTGTCCTCGACTCTGAACCCAAAGAACTTCCCGGCCGCTGCCGCCGACGTGCCATTGGAAGCAGACCCGATCTGCGTCGTCATCGACCACGACAAATTCGATGGGACAGTCGGGTTAGACCATGTTGCCCCTTGCCCTTCGGCCCACTGCATCATCTTCTCTTTGTCATAAGTCACGAGGGCCTTATTCGCCGGGGCCATTTCATACGCTACTGCATCGAAAATCCCTTGGATCGATGCACCCGTGATCTCTCCCCCGCCCGTAACTGGATGGATCTGATAGCTCGCTGGATATGGGGCCGCATTATGACATGCATTACAAGATGCCTTTGAAACTGCCCACGCTGCCGAGTCGAAGGTCCAAGTCGTAGCGATAAGTGACTCATGTCTTACTTTCTCGATCCCTGTCAGTGTCTCTTCCTTCACACATCCAGAGAGAATAAGCAAGAGACCTAAGAAAAGCTTCTTCACAATTCCTCCTTCTGAAAAAGGTGTCTCGAAACTTTCTCGCCATAATTAACGAGAAGTTGAACCCGTCCCGAGACACCTTGCCCAACTACCGATACAACTGCTTCGTCGCTGTCCAGGTCTTTGAATCCACTGGACTATCATCCCCAAACTGCTTCATCTCACAGACACATCCGCACGGAGGGACTGTAGCAGTTACGGTCCCATTTCCGAACGTCAATGTCTCATCCCCTGCACACGACGTAAGTGTCGTCGGATTGATGGTCTCCAACTGCACCGTTGACAGATAGCTCTTAAACTCACAATCATCTGCAACCCAAGTAATAGGACTATTCGTCCCACACCCACCGAGAGTGAACGTCAGTTTTGCAACTTGCTGCCCACTTCCCGTCACATATTCCGTTCCATTCCCAATAAGCAAGATCCATGCCGAGTTAGGATAATCTTCGATATCCTCATAAACATCGATATCCCAACCACTTACCGTCGATCCCTGGACCGCGCTCACAAAATCCGTATCTCCATCATGCTCGACGAAGATTACGATTGCTCCAACTTCTCTCTCTGTATCCAGCTTAACGATCATCTCGACATTGGTCCCCGCAGGACCCGACTTTCCAGATGGACTGAAATAGAGAGTATCCGTTGCATATGCCCGATCCATCACGATTGCCGAAGCCGCGACCAACCCAAGAACTAGAGCCCAAAAAGCTTTCTTCATTCTATTCTCCTTGCTAAGTGAAAGAGGGGAAGGGAGCCAAATCACACCCCTGCAACACTGACCCCCCGCCCCTCGCGAAAAACTACGTCCGTTTTGGTATATCCGGCCTTGTTAAAGGGCACCCACCCAGCGTGACGTAGCTTTATCTGGTACGGCTGGCAGGAATCGAACCTGCAACCTAAGGATTAGAAGTCCTTCGCTCTGTCCAATTGAGCTACAGCCGCGACTTACTTCCGCTCCCTGCGATGCTTCGGATTCTTTGAACAACAGACCCATTTCCCATCCTTGGTAATCTGTGCCCTCGATCCACAATCTCCACAGAAGTTCTTCATCCCTAACTCCTTTCAATGGACCCGAATCGTAATCTCTCCCTTATCAACCCGCAGAAGGGCCATAAGTTCCCGAAACCTCTTCCGCGAATTCACAATCCTATTTCCCCCAAGCCAGTCACCGACCAAAATACACCCTTCTGTATCTGTCACAAAATTCCCAGGATGAATTAGGATGAACTCAAATCCCCTAACATCAATCAAGATCGGGGTTACGATTCCGAACCTCGGACTCTTCCTCAATTCAACCCGATAGAACCCATCTGGTATTGCAGTTATCCCTGGAATCTTAGTCCGTGAAGTCCCCGGCTCGAAGCCATCGAATGGGGAATAGATTAACGGATCTTCCAGAGTATGGCAAGTGAAAAGCTCTTTCCCATTTTCAGAAAACCCTTGCAATTTCCCGATCAGGGCCTTCCTGGGAAAGATCCTATTTCTTGTTAAAACGAGATTCATTCTCTTCCCTTCTTTCCTTTACTTCTTTCCCCATGGCCCATGTGAACCCAATTCCGATTGACAAAATTCCGCTCCAAGTATGATTCGGAAGAAGAAACATTCCGATTAGGATTAGAATGAACGGCATTATTTGAAGTCCCTCTGTTTGATCTTAGTAATAATCCTCTTCCCCGCTCTATCCTGCAATTCAATCTTCGGTCGTGCAACAATCCCTTCTGGCCTAAAATCTCCCCAAGTCGATTTCAAAGTCGGACATAAAGCTACCATGTCCGCAAGAGTTCCTTCCCCAATAATAGGAACAACATCGAGACCTAACGATTTCCCAACCTCCTCTACATCCTCCCTCTTAAGCCACCAATGCCCAACCCGAACATCGAAGAGGACGAAATCCTTATCCTCCCGATAACAAGATCCCTTTTGAATCCCCGGCCCATATCCTTCCCCGTAGAGACAGAAGGGAGAAGAGCCGAAAATTTCATGTAACTTCTGCTGTCTCAAATCATCAAAGCGAAGAGTTAATTTCTCAACTAAATCCTTTGGCAAATTCGCCTTATCCGTCTTTCCCGAGAAAGTTAGATTGACTCCAAGCGGGTTCCAGACCCGAATATTCATCCCATCAACCTTTTCCGTAAATTCCCATTTGATCTCAGACAGTAAGCCGAACTCCGGTCTTGAAAACTGACCCCAGAGAAACTCCTTCCCCGTGGTATCTCTTTTGTAGATTGAGTCAATCTTGTGATATTCGCTCATTTCAACGCTCGTTTCTTGATCTCTTGCGCAATCTCCTTGAACGACATCCCAGCTTCATCATTCATATCCGCCAATTCTACCGGGCTAAATCCGCTCCCCTGTAATTTCAATCCCGTAATCCTCCCCGGCATAGGCTGTTCTTCCCGCATCCGCTTCTGATCTACCCCAAGAACATCGCACAAAACCCCGAGGCAGCAATATTCTTTCTCCTCAAAGACCGTCTGAACCAACTGCCCCTTACCCTGCTTATACTTCCCAGATTCTAATGCCTTAACCCACTTCCGAATCTCTGCCTTCGTGAACTTCACAACTGACTCCTCTTCTCAACAACACATTCGTTACAGATGAAATTCCCATCCCAGGGCAATTTCACAACCCCATCTTCGAAGTGAACTAAGACCGTCCCAGATCCCTTGTCAACTTTACACCTTGGGCAGAAAACAGGAAACCTCAAAGGAATCGGAAGGACCTTTTTTCTCCAATCTTTTCCCATATGCTTTTCATTCATCTGCCTGGCACAATAGTTGCATATAATCCCCGCGCCCCTTTTCGAAATCCTCGTGACCTTCTTCCTACACTTAGGACAGATCCTTAAAGGCATCTCTGGTGGGATTGACAGTAAGCCCGCATCAAACCACCAAGTGATCAGAGAAGCCCTCGAACTCCTGCCCGCTTCCCTAAATTCGAGCCAAGCAAGAATCGTGCCAATTGGGGTCCCTCGTCTAAATTCCTCCCAAGCGACCAATCTGTCCTCCGGAGAATATTTCATCCAATCCTCCTAGAGCGTTTAAACGGTCCCGAGATCTGTCAACCAACTAACAACCGTCTTTCTCACCCTCTTCCCCTTCTCCTTCCTCGGTAGGGGCAAGATGTGTTCGAACCATACGCTCCGGGAGATTTCATAATGCCTCCCAGAGGCCCCAGGAGCCTCGTTCTCCCCTTCCTCCAAGCCCTGGCCCAGGATGTGGTCCAAAAGCTCGCCTACGGAGCTAAAACCACCCAATTCGGCCTCACTCCGTAACTGTGAAGCCTCCTTTTCCGTCAACCGCAGATAAATCCCTGCTCTCCCTCTCTCCTTATTTGACGGCATCTGGAAGCTCCAATTCGTATCTCCTGGCAATAGATTCCGCCCCTGACTTAACACCTTTCTTGAAGTCCGAGACAGAAGCCCACATATCATGTAGCTCCGATTGAATTGCGCGATAAAACGTTAAATCCTCCAGCCGGCCTAGAACGCCCAAGATTTCCTTCATAACCTCTGCCGGCTGGTCCGTCCTATCCCATTCTGCTTTATACAATTCATCCGGGATCAGCCACCCAATGGCACACTTCCTCTCACATTCCCCTATCTTATCCGCCCGGTAGAGACAGGCTCCTCCACCCGTCAAGTCTGTTGACGCCATCCCTTGCTCCATCAATTTCCCGACGATGAAATTGAAGTCATTTTGACGACGAACTTTTCTTTCCGAGATGCTTAATTTTGGCATAGAACTTGAACCCCCTCGTAGTTTCGATATGAGCCAGCGAGCGCGCGTAGATACGCGCCGTGCATAATAGAGGACGAGAAAGAAATACAATAAGGAGAAGAAAGATCGTAAGTGACTGTTCGGACGAAAACCTCCCATAGTTTCTCTCGCGTATCTACGCGCGTACGCACTCTCGCATTAAAACGGACTGTCATCTTCCTCTACCTCCGATCTAGGAGCGACACCGAGACCGGCATCGTTGTTTAGAGGGCTAGCTGGGACCCATTCCGGACTTCCTGGCCCCAAATCCGGAGAGAACATTTCCATTATCCCAGGAGACGGATTCCAGACCGGAGCACAGGCTAAAAGAGCCTGGCGCATTGCTTCCATACGCTCCTCCGTACTGCGATGGACTGGAGTTGCAGGCCCAGCATTCCCCCAAATACTGACCTCTGACGCAGATGAGGCTCTTTGGTTCTGATACAATTGGGCCATCCGATTCGAGCGGAGGCAGGCTGCAAATCTTGCACCTGGGGCAAAGAACGCCATCTGGTAATGAATCGCCAAAGGTCCCTTGGTCCGAATCTCCTGCCTCGCAACCCTCTCCCCCGACCCCGATAGAGGCATCGGAAGAAGCGCCCCATACCTATGATGGACCCCGTGGAAATTGATCGAGATCAGATCGAGGCAGTTATGCGCTCGATCACAATGGGTCGGGTAGTGGATAACTGGAGGAGTCTCTAGAACCTTCAGGCCCCTAGATTCCTCATATTTAATTCCACACTTCTCACAGTAGAGAGATCCAAACGAATCTTCGTAGATTTTCATGTCAAGCTCCTTTCCATTCTAGTAAACCCCTTGACCCTCCCAAAGTTCCCCCCTTACCATATTCCCTAGGAGTTGGTTGAAAATGAAGTCGAACGAAAAGCGCAGCAAAATCTTCTCCCTTTACGCAAGTGGAAAAAGTGCAACCGAGATCGCCCAACTCCTCGGCTTATCTAAACAACTCGTTGGCTACTATCTCTCCCGTGATATCCCAACTCCCGACAAGCCCGATCCCGAAGATCCTATCTTTATCCCTGAACCATACGGTAGGGATGAATCAGTTATCCTCGGCGGACTCGATGACCCTGCTCCCGTCCCTCGATCTAGTTCCATGAACCCGAATGATATTGCTCGTGATTCCTTGGAACGACTGAAATTCGAGCGCGATAATGCGATTGGTGAATCCGCCCGAATTAAAGCCTCTGAAACTCTCCTTAAATATGCAGAAAGCGCAAAGGAGCATGAGGATTGGACCCCCAGCCCCGATGCGCTTAAGAGTTTCATTACCGAACTGTTGAAGCGCCGTCCGGAGCTACAAGAGTCAGAAGTTGTGACCGCAATGGAGTCTGCTCCTGTTGATCCGCCGCAGTCATGATCTCATACGCCATACCAACACCAAGTTGCAACTGTGCCTCCGACAAGGACCCAAAAACCGCTTCCAAAGGACACATCTGCTGATTAGAACTATTTAAAGTCCTGATCTTCCCTGGAAGAATGGTGGAATCGTGGTAAAGCTTCCACTCCCGTCCCTCTTCTTTACACTTTTCGAGGAATTCATTGATGGTCATTTCTAACTCCTTGTGGTAAGCGATTCTCCCAACCGGCCCTATACCCCTCGCCATATGCTCGTGTAAATGTGCCCGGATAATCATTCGCGCTGTGCCAAGAGTAGGAGTTTTTCTGTTCAAGCTTCCAGTCAGTCTGACCCATTCTCCAGCCATCCCACCATGTTTCGTTATATTCTGCGATGGTCATGACTGTTCCCTCCCGTCCCTTGGTTTAAACAATTTCTAGAGCGTTTAAACGTTCCTTCGATACCAGATGGAATAGAAGCTTCCCCCAAAGCTCCAGCGTCCGAATTTTATCCCAAAATGGTGCGACACTCCATCCTTCCAGTAGTCGAATCTGATAAACTTTGGGTGCATTTGTTGTAAGCCTCCTTTTCCCCTTCTAACACCTAGACCCTCAATCTAGTTTCAATCTTCATTGCAATATTTTCCAATGCCGTAGCCTGATCTTGCAATGAATGCGCGCTAGTTCCCTTCACTCTCCCCGATTTATCCCTTAGCATTTCCGCATTCCTTCGAATGAAAAGCAAAATCTCTTGCTCCGCAGAATCCCGAATTGAATTCCGCATTAGTCCCAAGGCTAGACCTAAATCCTTTGGGATTCTCATTAGATGCCGTCCATATATTTAGAGTAATCATCCTCTAGAGGGTCATCCAGAGGGTCCTTAGACTTCCCCGTTTCCGAGTCCCAATCACGCCACGAGAGATGCCCCCCTATTTGCGTGATGTGCCCCCCGATATTGTAAAAATGCCTCTTTTGAAAAGACCAGATATTTGAATACCAGGTCCCATCAATCCAGTCTCCTAAATCCTCATTAGTGATGGTATAGGAGCCATCATCTCGCAAGAATGCCAGTTTGTTTCCCGTTCCAATTGTTCGAGTAAGGAACTTCTGGAATTCATGCGCGAAAATTTGATCCGGAGTTCTCTTATAGAGCACGGTCCTACAAAAGAAAACCGTATCAGATACCGAATGTGAGGGACTCCATAGGATTCCATTATGCGCAACTGCGATCCTCTTGGAATCCAAGATATGCGGGTGTGTATTCTCCGCATTCTTTGCCCCGTGCGTCGCAAGCCGCAAATGAAGCATGAAGGGACTTTTATCCCCGAATGCCATAAAGTCCCTATAATAATCCTTCGCCAGTTCCTTCAAACGGAAATAGGGCTTTTTGACTACGATTTTCCCTTCCTGGACGAAGGCATATCCTGCCCCGTCCGAATTGCTGGACCACGATGCTTTAAGATCATGGTAGGGCATCGCCTTCTCTCCTGCCTTAGTCAATGCTATCAGACACATAAATTAAACCTCCTGATTTGCAGTGTTATGGTGACAAGCTTCCGAAACCCAAGGAAGCAGCATTGCAACGGCATTCTTCCCTAGGATTCTGGTAGTATTCTTGGTTTCAAGCCATTTCCTAAATGTCCCTGACTGCATGTCATTGATCTTATTCCCCTTGGCAAACTGGACCAAAGCATGCACCAATTCAATGTTCCTTCTAAAGGCAGGCTCGAACAGGGTTCCTCGGAAAATCCGAACCTCCGTAGTATCCCTAGGGCAGGTATTAATCGCAGCGTACCGTCCTAGGTTATCCTGCCTTGCAGCCTTCCGGATGTAGTATCGTCGCGAATTTCCCCGCTCCGGATTAGCCCACCGTTCCAATTCTGAATTCCGACGACGAGATAGCTCCCTAACCAAATTCGCATTATTTGCTGTGAATTCGATTAGCTTCAATCTATCTAATGCAGTCAATGCCTTGTTAGACATATGAACATGCATTCCTGCTGTCGTGGTCTGATAGGACTTCATTCCGATATCCCTAAGGTCTCGGAAGATTGACAAATCCTTTCCCCGCCAATAGTCAATCGTCGCGGGCTGTGAAACTGCCTCTATTCCGCAATTCAGGGAAGAATCCATCTGAATAGACCAGAATGGATCCGACTCGAAAAGGGACGCGCCCTTGATGCATCTCTCGTGCGACTCCCCTTCCATTTCCAACTCGACTCCATAAAACAAGGGACCTTTTCCGTGGAACTTCAGTTTGGGTCTAAACCCATGATCGTGGATCAAACCCGAGTCATCTTGGCAGTTGAAGTCACATTCATGCGTGCAGCAATAGTCGTCGCATTCATGCTGACATTCTGAACTCGTGCACGATGCGACTCCGCAGTTGCAAGGGACTTGGCAGTCGTCGTCGCAAGAATGCGAGCAGCAGCTATAGTCACATTCATGATTACAGGAACTTGAAGGCATTCCTCTATCCCTCCTGCATGGGTTCGGAATTGCACGCGCACAAGGGCGCGCCTGGATCCTCTAGGATCTTCCTAGATGCACGCACGATAGCGCCGCATGATCCACAAACAAGCTTTAGCATCCTAGTGGATTGCTTTTTAAGTCCGGTTGGATTGACTGGCGCATGGGGATAGGGTCCCAAGGCATTTGATAGGACGTTTAAACGCTCTATCAATTCTATACCTGCCTCCGTTGCAGTCATCTTCCCTACCAGACCGCACGATTTTGCAAGCTTCGCGAAGTTTCCCCTATGTCCGGATTTGCAGTCATCCACAGCATGGATCAATTCATGTAGGAGCGTCGGGAGAACTCCGGAAGGCGTGCATGGCTCGCACAGTAGAGGGGAAATGAAGATTTGAGGGATTCCATCTTCACACCTAGAAACTGGCCAACATTCCCCAATTGCCTTGACCCTTCCGGTCGCCTTCCGACTCGGAAACCCACAGGAAACGCGAAGCAAGGGTAAAGGGAGAGAATGCATCTCCCCTAGCCCTTGTGCCGCATTCAATAACCAATCTTCACGAGTCAAGGTAAAGCCTCCTTACAAGCTTAAACCCTACGGAGCCTAGAAGGGTTCCGAGAAGAATGCCCCTAGACCTAGGTGTCCTAGAGCATGCTTCCAGGATAGATAGAGGGATGGGGATCCATCCAAACTCTGAATAGATCCCCAAGGCACAAACGCAAGCCAGTAGGACTAGGGCAGGCTTCACCTAGTATCCTGCCTCTAGGCTATCTTCCACATAGAACATTAGTTGAAGGCGCAAGGTGCTAGGGTAAGGCATGTCCGCAGCAGTCATGATTGCTTCAGCATCCAGACCAGCGCGATTCGCCAAGCCAGCGTAGTTATCCCTGCCAAAAACATACTGCAAGGGACACAAGCCGCAATCGTTCCGAATGAAGTCCCCGCGAAGGTACCAGGCGCAATTACCTAGGACCTGGAAGAACTCTTCCGCAGTCATGGAAGAATCCTCTGAAAAGTCCGGACAGTTGGCCATTGGGAAATTCCTTCCGAGTGTGCGAGCGCCCGAGTGAATTCGGGAACTTGATTCCCTATACGTATTAAACCCGTTCCCAAGGTGAAGTTCCAACTAAATCGATTTGTAACGAGTTTTTTACAAGTCAAGCCTCCTTACTGTCACATTGGCATAAGTCATGCCAAAATGGCAGGGTGTGCAAAGATTGCATGGATACAGATGTTCAGTGTCTCAAATAGTGGACACTCCGGTCTCCGGGCATAACTTGTAAACGATTTGTAAACGACCCCTACCTTGTCGTATGGAATTAGATCTTGTCTAAAGCAAGAGGGGGGCTAGATCTAGAGGGGCACTAGACCTAGACTCGTGATAGATCTAGACTCCATCTAAGGTTAGACACCACCCGGGGAAGCCCCCAAGGCCCTCCCTTTGGGACCCCCTAACCCCAGGCTTAGAAATATCGCAACCAAAAATCCAAGTAAAAACGGAGGTCCACATGCAACAAGGGACACCAATCGAGATCGAGTGGATCGACGCCTCGTTGGACACATCGGAGATTCCCAAGGATCCCCAGGACTATGACCCCAGTTCCCAGAAGACAAAATCGATCGGCTATTTTGTGAAAAAGGGACCCTTGAATACCATCATCGCGACCGATTTCTACCCAGGGAACCCGGATCCGTTCAGAGGGGCACAGCGGATTCCTAATGTTCTAATCCTGGCCATCTCGGAGCTTGTGGTCGAGAGGACGAAGAAAACCCTGTTACAGAAACATTACAAGTGATATCTTTATAGTGGTATAGAGCTTGCTACTTATTGGAGGTTTTTGAAATGG